ATATTAACACTTTAGATGAAGTCCGAGAAGATGTAAGACATATATTTGAACAGTACAATCTAATTCCCAGCGAAGATACAAATTCCTTTTCGTTTAAAAATTATAAAAGACGTAATAACTTTAATGGAAATATTGCGTACAATGGAAATGCTTCATTCTTTTTAGAACCGCTAGAAGCAACTTCTTTTGGATCGACCTCCGTTATAAATGAATTAACACTGGATTATTGGTTTAATAATTTTGAGTTAGAAAAATGCGAGAGAAACTATCACGCTACTATTGATGCAACTGAAAATATTATAATGCTTCATTATTATGCTGGAAGTAAATTTGTTACAGATTTTTGGGAATATGCAGAAGAACGTGGCAGAAAATGTTTAGAATATGCAGATGAGAGTTTTTATTATATGATGAAAAATTCTACAACACCTATAGGTTTGGGCAATTTTTCAGACACATTTGTATATCCAAACAATTCGACAATAGAATTCGAAAAATTATATTATTCTTGGCCAGAAAGCGCTTTTGCACAGAATATGATTGGTTTGGGTTTGAGATAAATATATGTAAAGAAAGATAAAATAATGGCATATGAATACCCCTGCAAAATTCTCAGAGTCGTGGACGGCGACACAGTGGACGTCGATATTGATTTAGGTTTTGGTGTATGGATACATCGAGAGCGCGTCCGTATCATGGGAATTGATACGCCAGAATCAAGAACAAGAGATTTGACAGAAAAGGCATTTGGCCTTGCTGCGAAAGAATTTGTCAAGACTATGATGCCTATCGGTAGTATGCAAATGATTAAAACCGAAAAAGACAAGACAGGAAAATTCGGTAGAGTCCTTGGAGATTTCTTGTTTGACGAAAAAAGACTTACCGAAATTATGATCGAAGAAAATCATGCAGTACCGTATTTCGGCGGCAGTAAAGACGAGACACAGGCTGCACATATGGCAAATAGAGAAATTCTTTTAGAAAAGGGTTTGGTAACTCTTGGGGAATTATAATTATAAATAGTCATAAAAGAGGACTGTTATGCCTGCTATCACATCTCGCACAGCGTTTAAATCATATTGTCAAAGAAAACTAGGGTCTCCCGTAATACAAATAAATGTGTCGGACGATCAAATCGAAGATAGAATTGACGATGCCTTAGAGTATTATCAAGACTATCACTTCGATGCGGTAGAAGATACATACGTTCCCTATAAATTGACTGCGGCTGATATTACAAATAATTACATCACGACAGACCAGAGTATTATAGGAATTAAACAGGTAATTCCACTATATCAAAAAAATAGTTTTTCGACAAACATGTTTGATGTTAAATATCAATTATTTTTGAACGATGTATATAATCTGACAAGTGCAGAAATGTTGACATATCAGGTCACTCAAGATCACCTACAAATGGTAAATACCATTATTCATGGCACCGTGCCAATTCGATACCAAAGACATATGAATAAACTATTCATGGATGTTGATTGGGGGTTTGACATAAAAGTGGATGAATATGTTATTATGGAAGTGACAAAAATAATTGACCCCAATATTTACACCGATGTGTGGAATGATAGGTGGCTGAAAAGATATGCAACTGCGTTGATTAAAAAACAATGGGGCGAGAATTTGGCCAAGTTTGAAGGTGTTGCTCTGCCAGGCGGTGTAACTTTTAATGGGGCAAATATTTTACAAGAAGCAAAAGAGGAAATTCAAATCCTTGAAGAGCAAATGTCTCTTAACTACGAATTGCCTGTTGATATAATGATTGGATAAGACAGATGGTAACTAATGCTTATATCAATACTACCACATACACCCAAGAACAAGATTTAATAGGTAGTCTTGTAATAGAATCTATTCAAATGCACGGTCAAGATTTTACATATATCCCCAGAGATATAGTAAAAGAAGATACTATATTTAATGAAGCAATATCTTCTTTTACTAATACTCATTCTATAGAAATGCACATAGAAAGTGTTGATGGATTTGAAGGAGAGGGTGATATGTTAACTCAATTCGGATTGACGGTACAAGATCAAATAGTTACGATAGTATCAAAATCTAGGTTTTTGGCAGAAGTCGGATTTGAAAGACCAAAGGTTGGCGATTTGATATATTTGCCATTAGTAGACAAAGCATTTGAAATAAAATTTGTAGAAGATGAAATACCCTTCTATCAATTAGGAAAAATGCATGTCTATCAATTGACATCCGAATTGTTTGAGTATTCCCATGAAACGATAAATACAGGCATAGTAGAAATCGACAACAATTTCTCAGCGGCTGGATTGGTAGATAATACAATAGATAATCAAGCTGATACGGATACTGGTTTGATTCCACTTTCAACTACGACAACAGATGGCGTGATAGATTTTACTGTCACGAATCCTTTTAGTGAGGACTACTAAATGTTAGGAAATCCACATTTTTATAGAGGGACAATTAGAAATTATGTAATCGCGTTTGGTTCTATGTTCAATGATGTGCAGATAAAACATAAAAACTCTGCTGGGGCGACCGTAAAAACTATTGATGTGCCATTAGCATATGGGCCCACTGAGAAATATTTGTCCAGAATTAATAAGGTAGATGAAAACGGCAACGCTGCGATAACTTTACCTAGAATGTCTTTTCAAATCGGAGGGTTTACATATTCGCCCGATAGAAAATTATCAAAGGTTGGAAAGATAACAAAACAAAATCATTCGACAGATATCAATAAAAAAAATGTCATATACAATCCAGTTCCGTATGATATTTCATTCACTCTTTCTATAATGACAAAAAATGCAGATGATGCGACTCAAATAGTTGAGCAGATATTACCATATTTTACTCCATCTTTTATTATACCTATTAAAGAAGTCAGCGAGTTGGGAATTGTAAGAGACACGCCTTTGACACTGAATGCTGTTGATTATCAGGACGAGTATGAAGGAGATTTTTTGACAAGAAGATCTCTAGTCTGGACAATGGAATTTACCATGCAATGTGTCTTATATGGACTCCAAAGAGAACAAAAGATAATACGAACAGCCATAACTAATACCAAAAAATTAAATACAACAGATCAATTTACAAGAAACACGATTACTACAGACCCCGTTGAAGCTAATGAAAGCGGTTCTTGGAACTTTGTGAATACATTTGATGAAGATTTTGGAGATGAATAATGAAAGAATTTAATAATGAACATTTGAGTAAATTTTTGGATATAGAAAATGATATGGAATCTACCGAAATAGAAATAATGGAAGATAAAGAATCTAAGGAAATTGCTCGGGGTGATGAAATATCAGATGATTATGCACTAAGAAGAAAAACTTTGCACAATTTAGTAGACACCGGCCAAGAAGCATTATCACATATGATGCTGGTTGCGAAAGAAAGCGATCACCCAAGAGCATTTGAGGTTGTAGGTCAGCTTATGAAAACAACTTCAGATATGGTTGCAGATTTGACAAAATTGCAAATTGAAATGAATAAAATAGAATCCGAAAAAGGCGGCCCTAGTAAAGTAGTCAATAATAATTCAGTTTTTGTCGGAGATACCAATGCATTATTGGAAATGTTAAAGGGTAAAAATAGAGAATGAATGAAATTTATAATAATAATCCAAATCTAAAAGGTTCGGGTGTGCAAATTGAATGGACAGAAGAACAAGCAAAAGAATATGTAAAATGTATGGAAGATCCTATACATTTTATAAAAACATATGTTAAAATTGTCAATCTTGATCAGGGTTTAGTAAATTTTAACATGTATCCATTTCAAGAAAATATGGTTCGAAACTTTTATGATAATCGTTTTACTATTTGTAAAATTGGTAGACAGTCGGGAAAATCCATTACCAGCATTGCATTTTTTCTACATTACATTCTATTTAACAAAGATGTCTCGGTTGCATTACTTGCAAACAAACTTGCAACTGCCAGAGAATTGTTAGGGCGATTGCAAATGGCCTATGAACATCTTCCCAAATGGTTACAACAGGGTGTTGAAGTTTGGAACAAAGGTAATATAGAATTGGAAAACGGTTCTAGAATTATTGCGGCTGCGACATCATCTTCTGCGATTCGTGGTGGATCTTTCAATATTTTGTTTCTTGACGAATTTGCGTTTGTTCCTATCGAACTTGCAGAAGAATTTTTCAATTCAGTTTATCCAACTATTTCATCTGGGCAATCAACAAAAGTTATTATCGTGTCCACACCACAAGGTATGAACCACTTTTACAAATTGTGGGTGGACGCAGAAGAAGGCAGAAATTCTTATGTTCCTATTGAAGTGCATTGGTCAGAAGTGCCCGGCAGAGATGAAAAATGGAAAGCTGAGACCATTAAGAATACCAGCGCAGAACAGTTTCGACAAGAGTTTGATACGGAATTTCTAGGCAGCACGAATACTCTGATAAATTTTACAAAATTAAAAAACATGCCATATAAAATTCCAAGACAAAAATTAGAAAATGGGTCTCTCAAAATATACGAAAAGGCCAAAAAGAATAACATATACTTTATGACAGTAGATGTGTCAAGAGGAAAAGGAATGGATTATTCAGCATTTTCTATAATTGACTGCACTGAAACGCCATATAAACAAGTAGTAACTTTTAGATCTAATGAAATACCACCTATGGTTTTTCCAACTGTTATCAATAGAATGTCAGATGTATATAACGAAGCACTAATTTTAGTCGAAATAAATGATGTGGGTCAACAGGTCAGTGACATATTGTATCACGATTTGGAAAATGTAAATCTAATAAGTATATCGAGCGATAATAGAAAGGGCCAGAGCATTAGTGGTGGGTTCGGCGGTTCAAATAAAAGTTTAGGAATCAGAACCACAAAGGCAACTAAAAAAATTGGTTGTATGAATTTAAAAAGTTTAATTGAAGAAGATAAATTATATATTCGTGATTATGAAACAATAAACGAATTGACATCATTTGTCCAAAAAGGTCCAAAATTTGAAGCTGAAAGGGGTAGGAATGACGATCTTGTGGATACTTTAATATTATTTGCATGGATGACGACCGACCCATATTTTAAATCCATGTGTGATGTAGACATTCGAAGAGAAATATATGACGAACGAATGAAACATCTAGAAGAGGATATGTTGCCATTTGGATTCATATCAAGTGGGCTCGACGATGAGAGTTTTGTAGATGACAGTGGGGATTTATGGAGAGTTAATCCAATTGACCACACTGTCTGATTTTGAGAATAAGTGAGTTTGTAGTTTTTATAAATAAATACAAAATACTATTAAAAATAAAATCAAAGGAGATTAAAAAATGGCATTCCAAGTAAGCCCCGGCGTAAATGTTTCAGAAATAGATGCGTCAACCAGTGTTCCAGCTGTAATCACGAATGTTGGCGCCGTTGTCGGTAGATTCGCCAAAGGTCCAGTGGGAGAGATAATCGAAATTTCGAGTGAAGAACAACTCTTGAACACTTTTGGATCACCCAATGACACTAACTATAAATCGTGGTTCACTGCCTCTAACTTTTTGGCATATAGTAATTCGTTAAAAGTAGTAAGAGTAGTAGATGATAGTTCTGATACAGTTACAAATAGAGCGAGAAATGCTTTATCAGGTAAAGTAACAGCAGCTGCAGCCCAGTCGGGTGCAGTACAAAATTATGTAGGACAAGCGCAATCTATAACAACTCTATATGGTTCATCTGCACAAGAATTTCATGTAAATACAGATGAAAATGCTTCTAGTGGTATTGGTACATCCGTTAATTTACATACAGGTTGGGAATCAACTTTTGCCGATGCATCGACAAAACAATACTTGTACCCAAGATCGTCAACCGATCCTGCTACATCGGTTACATTAGTCGCAGATAACTCTGGGTCATCAAGTGATTTTGCAATGAGAACTTTATCCGCAAGCGATATTTCTGTTTTCATTAGAAATGCAGGCGAATCAACAGGTGGTCTGCTTCCGTCTAATAGATATTCGGTAAGTAGTCAAAGTATCGAATTTAGTTCAAATCACGGTAACAAAGTTTCTTCGGGACCATATTATGTATACCATCATGGTTCAACTGGGCAAAGATTGACAACAGCTGGCTCAGCGCCAACAGCAATGTCTGCCGGATTTACATATCCACTGTATACTAGACAGTCTGTTGCAAATCTTGCTGATTCTGGTATATATGGTGGTGATGGTGCATCGCACGTTCATTACTTTACCAGTTATGGTGGAACTATAACACAAGAGGCGATTTCTGCAAATACTTTAAATCTTGGTCCTAATCATGGATTGAT